AACTTATGGTTATGAAAACCTGCACTCATATATTGAAACCCCTGAATATGCAAATATATTCGCGTCCGACTGCAGGAGTTCAAACAACGCATTCAGATTGAGCTTCCACCAACAGAGTGGTTATGGGGATCTTGTCATTAACTGTTTAGAGAGAGTTAATAGCACAACTTCTAGAAGAGTTGAATACTGGCCGCTTAGAGCTGGAGGAGTTAAGGAGGGCACATCATTTGTTGAGGCTCAAGATATCAACCTGCAATCCTGTGAAGATCTTTTGATTACTATAAAAATGAAAAGAAGAGGCACTACATACAAAAAAATATTTGATGTAGAGGTTTCTGGTATAAACACAGGCGTAATGACAGAGCTGGACGAGAATGATAAAGAAGTACAAATAATTGGAACACGGGGAGAAAAGAAGAGCTTCAATATCAAAAATAGCTTTGATACAGACGCTGTTTTAAGGTCAAAACCTAGAAGATTAGTTTTTTTAGGCGCGGGTACAAGAAGAAATAACATAACAGGGGCAAATAACAACAAGCTTTTAAACTGGTCGCATAATAGATGTACTTTTGGGTCTGTGATTATTTGGTCTAAGGAAGTTGCCAACTCTATAATAAACAAGGCTTTAGCGTTAAGGGTGTATAACGACCAGTTAAAAACCCCAGTGATAAGAAGGTTTTCGGATTTAAGTAACATAACAGCAGAAAAAGAAGCTGTTTTAAATGGATGCGCAGCTTATTGGCAGGGGACGAATAGTAGTGGTTTAGTAGACAGAATCAATAATAATACTTTAGCTTTTAAATCAAGCCTAACTGACAAAGTAGCTTTTGCTGGAAGTTCATTCTTTGATAGAACCAATTGGACAAAACCACAAGTTTTAGATATAAATTATTCAAAAGACATAGTAATATCAAACATATCCGCCGAGTTCGACAGCACCGATGAGGTTCCAGCGAACTTAGGAATACTTCCTTTCGGCGGATTCCCTGGTACAGATGGATATTCATTCAGATCGGAACCTTAAAATGGAAACTTACAAGACAAAACAACTGAAAAGAGCTATATCAAAGATAGCAGATATATCAGAAAAGAAATTTTCTCAGGAAATCTGCGGGATTTTAGGTCACGATGGTAGTGATTATATTGTCCAAGAATGCAAAAACATATCCGACAGACCTTCAGAAACCTTTGTAATGGACCCATTACATTACTTACTTTTTAAAGAAGAGTATTCTACAATCGCTATATTTCATAGTCATATAGTAGGAGACGAAACACCTTCGGATTTTGACATTGTTATGTCAGAAAATAGCTGTATACCATTCATGATTTACTCATTAAATACTAAAAATGTGTATATACACACACCAAAGCATATTGATGCGGATAAAGGGAAACTCGAAAAGGTAAAAGAAAAAATAAAATGACTACAATCAAAATACACGGCGTATTAGCTCATGATGTTGGAGATGTTTTTTTAATGGATGTCGGTAAAACCAGCCAAGTTATTGAAGCTATCGATGCAAATAGACCAGGATTCATCAAAAAGATAAACCAATTATCAAGAAAGGGATTTTATTATTCTATCATTGTGGATGGGAAAAGAATAAAAAACACATACGCTTTTTTGAAGTCTAAAAAAGCAAAGAAAATAGATATAGTACCCGTAATATGTGGGGAGGGTGGTGTTATTATCGGGACTGCTATTAAATTCTTGGCGTCCAAAGCCTTCATAACACAACTCGCTATTTTTATAGTAAGTACTGCGGTTGCCTTGATCTTAGCACCTAAGCAAAAAAGCCCAGACGTTAAGGCCACAGAAGCCAGCACCAGGGGATTAGAGCGGTCTTTTGAATTTTCCAATAAACAAAATATAGCAGCTCAAGGTGTGCCAGTACCAGTCGGTTACGGAAGACTTCGTGTTGGATCTCAGGTTGTCCAGGCTTGTATTAAAACATTCCCTCAAAACGTTCAAGCCGCACAAGCAATGATATCAAATCCATTCTACACCCAGAAAGGGGTGGCTCAGTCCGACAACAATTCAGTATAGATAATGAAACATTTTGAAAAGAAGTTCGTCTTTGCAGGGTCTGGTGGTGGTGGTGGTGGTGGATCAACCCCGCCAAAACCACCGACACTAAAACCTCCTTATATAGGCTCTTATAAAGTTGGAGCTTCGTTTCAATTTTCCGAAACGATAGATTTAATATCCGATGGCCCGATAGAGGGGCTTTGCAATAAATACGGGAAAGTGCTAGACAACAAGGAGCTTTTGCAAGGCATCTTTTTGAATAATGTGCCAATTCAAGAACCCATAAAAAGAAGGGGCCGAATTAGGGTTTTGGATGGTCAAAGTTATGAGTCCGCAAGCTCTGACCCTTTTAAACAAAATATAAATTATCTGTTTCAGGATTTGGTTGCTGGAGGTGAAGATCTGACGAGTCAGGAAGCTAGGCAGTTTGATAGCCTTGGAGCATACCCCACAGAAGATTGCAGGAGAGACCAGTACCGCGATGGGCGTAGCAGAAGAATACGTTTCTGGGGAAACTACCCAAGGTTCTGCAGAGCTTTGAACAGAAGACGCTGTTCGTACCGTAGAGGAAGATTTAGTAGAGGCTATAGTACCTGCACAACAGATCCAGTATTAACCGACGACGAATTCTACGATGCCGCAAAAGCTGGCAGAGGCAGGTACGACACTGACAATGTACTTGAGCAGTCTAACCTTACTTTTGGTAGGGATACCGTCATATCTTACTTTGCAAACTCAACCATGCAAAGAGAACTGAGCGTTCCCTTTAATTATAACGATTACGATTTTAGAAAAAAAGGTGGAGTCTACGGAAGAGAATATTTTATTGATTCAACATCGACAGTAGCCAACGATATTGATTATAGACAAGATGCTTCGACTAGACTGGGCTGGATAACTTGGAAAAAAAATTCTACAGGGTGGGACTCATTCGTAAATAAAGATGCCAACGAATATTGGAATGATCTGAAACCCTTCTATCGTAGGGATGGTGTTTCTTATATAAATACATTAGGCCAAATGGAGAGCTCTGCTATGATAGAGTATGGTCAAACCTACGCGAACATAAGAGAAAAATTATTTTCCCTAAACACAAGGGTATACAAAGATAAACCATGTGTTTATCCTTATAATGACTGCACTCTAGTACATGATCAAAGTTACACCTCAGTACTTCGAAAAGGAACGAGCCAGCTTATAGATATTGTCACTAACAAAAATACTAATGGTTTTGAATATGCTTTTCTTGTAAAGCAAATGGAATCTTTAGGTTGGTATGTTCCAAAAACAATGACAATGGACTGGATGATAGAAAAATTTCAGACGAATATAGCTACTAGGTCTCAATTTATAGCAGAAATAAAAGGCACATCTGAAACAGTCTTCTCTCCGCCCTTTCTAGCTTTTAAGTTCGATTCAAATTATGTAGTTGAGGGATACACAGCCTCGCAAGATAAAACATTTATTAATTCTTTTGGAGATATCAACCCTTACGAGTTAGATATGGTGTCTTCAAAAGAAAAAGACAATCCAAGGTATTCCATTAACTTTTTAATACCAGAATTAGATGCTGAGACAGGAGAATGGAACGGAAAGGTTAAGGGTTTTTATTTTTCACCTTTAGAAATAGATGTAAAAAGTGTAAGAGAAAAGTTGGTATTAGATGATGGTAAATCACAAACTCAACAATTTAAATTCAGATATAAAAAATACGCATCATTATACGCTACATCAATAAAATCAAAAGAATTAAATTTCTTAAAAAGCGTGACTAGTCTTGGCTTATTTCAAAACCAATATAAAGTACAAGGCCAAGAAGTAGATAAATATAATTACGGAAACATTTTAGCTGAGTTTAGAAAAGGAGACGGGCCAAACCAACAAGCTCCATTAAGCTACTTCAAAGATGTATATATAGAGCATGACATAAACAGAAAACTAATAGGACCCTTCAACACAAACAAAGAAAGAAGAATTCAGACCTTATTAAACTGGGACGTCAGAGGGGTAGACAAAAGAGACAATGGAACTCATAAAATGAGATCTATGTCCATAGCTGATAAGGAAGTAGTAGACAGCTCCAGAACCTCTTATATTAAATTTTTAGAGGGGATTGTTTTAGATGGAGGAGGGGGATACTTAGAAGGAATAACCGTCAAAAACGTTCCATCTGAAGGGCAAGTTCCCGAGATGGTTAAAAACTGGACCGTAGCGGTTTCAGAAGGAAGTTTAGATAAGAGGCCCGATGGCAAAAAGAATTTTGACTTTTCTGGTTGGAATAGCTTTAAAAAGAATTTTGATGAAAAAGCACAACCAGTAACACACATTATTACAAACCCAAATGCACAATCTTTATATTTTACTATAGTTATACTAAATCTTTATGACACACTACACAGAGACGCCTCGACCACTAGTGGCGATAACTTAGGAAAGAAAATACCATCAGTCGTAAACATAAGGGTTGAGATAGGTTATATCGAACCATCTGTTTCAGACGAAGATGGTTTTGTAGCGGTTTACGATAGATTCTTCAGAATAGCATCCCTAGTAGAACAAAGAGCTCCTTTGGATATAGGTAACCCAGACAACAACAAAGCTTTGATAGAACTTGATTATGTAGAAGAGCTCTATAAAGATACCTCAGGTAGCGAAAAGGCATATAAAGGGGGCGTGGGCGAACCGTTTGACCTGCCAGCCGCTTTGGTTTCAGATGAAACGGGTCAAGAGAAAGTTTTTAGAGACAGGTATATAAAAGTATCGAAGCTTTCCACAGAGTCTAACTCAACATTGGTATTTAAAAATTTAGAAATAGGCAAGGTAGTTGAGATTATACAATCTAACATGAATTATCCTTACTCCTCTATCATAGGGACAAAGATAGACTCAAGATCTTTTCAGCAAATACCCAGTAGAAGTTTTGAGGCTAGATTAAAAAGAATAAAAATACCAAGCAACTATGTCCCATTAAGGGAAGATGGGACGGATAAGAGATTTTGGGATGACGCAAGTCAATTGCAGGACTTGGGCAAAGTAGATGATATATTGGTTTATGATGGAGATTGGGATGGACAGTTTAAAATTGGCTGGACCGACAATCCAGCTTGGATTATGTATGATCTATTAACAAGTACCAGATATGGATTGGGTGAGTTCTTAAAGCCAGAAGACATAAATAAATGGCAGCTGTATAAGATAGCAAGATTTTGCGATGCAGTAGATAAGGATGGTTACTTCGTTGGAGTTGACACAAATCAAACAAGAGGATCAAAAAATTTAGGACAAAGGGAACCTAGATATAGTTGCAATATGATGTTCACCAGCGCATTAAAAGCTTATGACGCTTTGAATATGATATCATCCATATTTAAGGGCATGGTTTATTACAATAATTCTTCAGTATCTTTTGCGGATGATACAATAAAAGAGCCTGTTTTAATGTTTAATAATAGCAATGTCGAAAATGGGTTTTTTGAATATTCCAATCAAACAAGAGATAAGCAATTCAACGCTATAGAGGTTTCATATTTAGACAGAGAAGATAACTACAGAAACAAAATAGAATACATAGAAGATGAGGAGGATGTTGCTAGGAGGGGTTTGTTTAAAACGGTAGTAGACGCGTATGGGACCACATCAAGATCTCAGGCGATAAGACATGCAAAGCACATAATGTATACGACAACCAAAGAGAACCAGTCTATTTCATTTATTACTTCATTAGAGGGCCTTCTTTGTAAACCTGGAGATTTAATCATAATAGAGGATGATTTAAAATCGTTAACAAATAATTTTGGTAAGGTATTAGATGTGGATTCAAGCCAAGGCAAGGTTAAGCTTTCGGAGTCATACAGCGACTCTTCTTCCT